TTAATTCATAGGACCCTTATTTGTGACACGATCCCAAAACCCTTTTTTATGAGCGCTTAACAGTGCTGTTGTGATCACAACAGCCAAAACGCAAAATTGGGGTTTTAATTTGATACCAATTAGCAAAAGAGAAGCGTCATAATGCTGATATACCAGCATTATGACGCTTCTCTTTTTATCTACCGACGTCGACTTATCACCCGCACGGTAGTTATACCATTAAGGGTAGCACGCTATAAATGCCATTTATAAGCCATTTCTGAAAAAGAGAGATTTTTAATTTGCAAATCGTGGAAGAGCACAAATTAATTTAATATTGGCCCTTTTTTGATGTTTTGCTTTTTCCACTATTATATACCAACTTATTATCTTAAACATAAAAAAATCCCACACCAGCCAATTAAGGTTAGTGTGGGATTTGTTGTCATTTTTTCCAAAGTTGTTAATCACAGCAATGCAATTAAAGTGTGGCTAGTATCGACTTTACCTAGTCAGATTTAACTTGGATCTTTTCTCTCCACTGTATTTCTGGAAATCCCATTAAATCTAACACTTTTCCTATCCCAATTGACTTTAACTTATAATTGCTTTTTTCTATAAGACTATTGATACTATACGTCATTGCTTTAAACTGCTTACGTGTCAAAACCAAAGCAAGTAACGATATGAGTGCAAATAAATCTACTGGCTTTTCTAAGTCATCGAACATTGGGTTATTCACATAGTACTTGCTGAACAACGACTTCGGAATCTTTGTCCTTAAGCTGTAATTGTAAAAACGTTCATCATGTGCACAAACATTTCTAAACAGATTTGCAACAATAATTAAGGATTTCAATTCTCCTGTATCAATCTTTTCACTGGATTTCCAATGCAATTTATAATATTCACTGAAGTCTCTCGCAACTTTCTCCTTTAGGTTTTGATCCAATGAGTCATAAAGATATTGTATTTCACCAAAAGTCAACGTATTAACTAGCACCCACAACGGTACATGGGTATGTTGCTGAACATAATGAATAATGCTAGGCTTACCATACCTTTCATTTCTTCCCCTGTTGAGTTTTAGTGAAAGGTTTTTTAAGTTTTTTAGAACGTTGGACAGATCACCAATATCGTTGGAATAATTCACAATATTTAAATAACTGTACGGGTCTGGAAATTTTTGTGCAAACTCATAACTTATAATCGACTTTAAGCGGGATTCAAATATCAACAAATAATTTAATACTATATTTCTCAAATCTCTGTCAAATCCATATAGTGTATACACATCTGAAAAAGTAGTTTTATGGATAAACATCTCAGGCTTAAGAGCCTCACCTGCACCATCTTTTCTTAAAAATGGATCTTTATAGCCATTAATTACACTGTAATAATTATTATTAAGTAAAACCTGTCTTGCATAATCTGTGTTATCAATTTTCATACCACGATTCTTCAACATCTTTAATTGAGCATCTAAACTGGTAAAAGGTTTATCTGTACTGTATGTCATATGGTCTACTCCTAAAAAAAAATCCACCCCGCGGACGGAATGGACAAGGTCTTATGTGTGTAATGATATAGATTGACGACATTTTTGTCAAGAATTTGATTATCACTTAAATGTAGAAAGACGAATATTTTCCTATATTTAGTAATTGAATGATCAAATGGTTTGCAAAATCGCCATATGTTGTGTTTATTTTTTTATGTATTAAAGTTGCACGATTTCTCATGTATTCCTATGATAATACGGAACCTAGTAATAATCTGGTTTCCTCTTTCGCTGAGATACTTTCTCTTATGTATTAGCCATCTACCTTTACAGCAGGCGGCTTTTTACGCAAAAAATTCCCCACGCCGAAGCGCAGGGGAATTAATCAAGTTATAACTATCATCTAGAAACTACACTAGAGACAATTAATATTATACTTATTACTTGCTATTCTGTAAAGTATTGTAGTTATCTAATTAGCTATATTGACAGCTAATAATGCTAAATCTAAACTCTCACTAACAAAATATACAGGCAAGCAACACAAAAAAATCTTCCACTCATCAAGCAGAAGATTATCCTCATCACTTCCGGCACCACTAACCGACAATCTTGGGGGGATTTGAAAGCTGTGATACTAATAACAGGACAAGGGACATAATAACACTTGTCGGTTTATATCACAATACCGAAAGTAATCTATAGAAAAATATTAATAAGTCCTTGTTATATTAATCAGGTTTAATGTATAATAACTGTGTTCTTTATTATCTTAGGAGAAACAGAACACCCATTTTATTTATTTAAACATTGGGCCAGTCTTGACTGGCTCTTTTTTATATATTTTGTTAACAAAAAATCCCCCACGCCGAAGCATGGGGGACTAGAACAGTTCACGATTATTATACTACTTTTTCTCCTGATTGTGAGGCGGATTCTGACGCCGTTTCAGCGTCAGATGATGCAGAACTATTCACTACAGCGACTGTGGACGTTGGTGTTTGCGCTTCGTCAGCAACCGCATTAGCGGTCGTTTCAACCTGACTTTCCTCGTCACTTTTAACTGTTGGTGTTGTCACTGTTTGAACGTCAGTAATAACGCCCAGCATACCAAGGATCGTTAATACAGTGTTGATAACGGCTACAATACTCGTCCAGTCACCAGTAAACTTAATGCCAAACATGGCAAAGATTTGTTGAATCAAAACGATCAGTAACGAAATAATCCCAGCAATCAACTTACCATTTAAACTTCCGTCGGCATTCTTAAAACTAATTTTTTTCATTTCCTTTGGCTTCCTTTTCATATAGATGTTTAAATTCAATGTCATGACCATCTAACCGGCCTTCTACCTTAATGACCCGATTTTCAATCGCGTTCATTGTGTCGGCATTTTGCTGTCTCACTTTTAAACTTTCATCGGTAAAATGGCTCAGCCGCTTGCCTAAATCGTTAAGCGGGATACGGACCGTCTTATTGAGAATCCAATTAGCTAATACACAAATACTAGTGACAATGGCAACAATCGATCCCCATTCATCCCAACCTAATCCTAATAGTGTATGCAATTACCGCACCACCAATCGCTGGCCAGGATAGATAGTGGTGTAAATCGTCTTGCCGTTCTGACTAGCTAATGTAGTCATACTTAGGCCGTTTCGCTGAGCGATTGACCACCAGCTGTCGCCGGACTTGACTGTGTAGTACATGTGAGTGGCACCACTATTTACGTATTCCAGCGTATTGCTTGCTGGGCCTGTTGCTAGATAACCATAACCATTAAATCGTGGCTGACGAGCCCAACGATAACCACCTTGAATAATAGCTTGATCAGTTTTTACCGTAGTGCCTGCTGGTAAGGTAGTGATAACACTTGATGAAGTCGAGGCGCCAATGCGTAGCTTAACCGCAGTCTTGAGCGTGTAGATTTTTGACTCCTTGACCCACTTGGCTGACGTAGACGGCTTAGAAGTGTTTTTGTTGGCTTCCTGGTTGTTGGCCTTAACCGCATCCTTATCGGTCGGTTTGACCGTTGATTTTTGACCAGCTGTGTAGTAATCAGTATAAAGTTGACTAACGTCAAACCCACCGTAACTAATCCGGAAATGGGCTGACCCAGACCATTGCCAGGCATTGTTATTCGTATACCATTTCTGACCAGACATGACATAGGGGTAGCCAGCAACCCACCCTGTTTTGCCCTTGATGGTCATCTTGTTGTTAGCCCATGATCCAGACGTGTAAATGTCGGCCCGATAACCAAACTTCTGAATCTCTTTCATGAAGGCGGCATTGTTGCGGTCATTGGTTGCTTGTGACAAGATTCCTTGTTCTTCAGCCGATTCTACGTCCGTTGCCAATACTGCGCCCACCGGTAACCCGGCCGCTTTGGCTGCCTGACCAGCATAATCAGCTTCGGCAATCGCTTGGGCCTTAGTTTTATAATGGGCAAAATGATAGCCGTTGACGTATAAGCCAGCCGCTTGACCATTAGCGATATTGCTAGCAGCATAGCCATCTTTGAAGGTTGTGCCTTCACTAATCTTAACGGTGAGGGCCTTAACACCAAACTCGTTACGCATCGAAACATACTCAGCGGTACTCATATAGCCGTTGTTATTCGACACATCCACCATATCCATGCGAGCAGCCTGACTGGTAACATTGACCATTAAAAAGGCCATAAAAATGGCGCCCACCGTTAAGATGAGTGCCTTTAACTTGTGCTTATTCAATTGTCTACCTCCTATTTGTCATTCCTGATTGAACGGTCAAAAGCGTCCTAAAATACACTGGCCTAGTCGTTTTAACTTATTAATTTTCAATTCACCATCTCTTCAAAGTTCATCTTTCACTTAATACTTATGATGTTGGCAATTCATTCTTAAGAATGGATTGCAGCACACTCTGCGCCTCCGACATCGTAACATCGTCTAACTTCTTATCTGAAAAATCTGATTCAGTGGCAGTAACATTCGCATTCACATATGTGCCAGTTTCAGACTGATTAAATTGAGTGGATACCGATGAAATCTTGCCAGCAGTAAAACTCCACCCACCATTAACTGCAATTAGAGAGTCAATTACTGATGGAATCTTATCCACCGCACGTTTGGATAATTCTTTTTTGGTTAGATCATCGAAAGTTTCATCTTTAGCTAAGTCTGTCGGATAAATAGTGACATTTGCCGTAATAGTTACTCGACCTTCTACTTCGCCACGAAGACCTGCAATTACAGAACTCGTATTACCAGTTCCATCTATATTATAAGAGATGCTAGTGTTTAATAATTCCATTATTATTCCCCTTTTCCGTATGCTTTATCTAATTCATCAAATAAAATGGCATATACTTGAGCTACTTGCCCATCCATCTCATATGGATAGTCCTCAAGTGCTTGATAGAGAGCTTTGATTCTTTCAGAATACTGGCTCACGTCAATAGTAATTTCTTCATTGATTAATTCATCAAAGTTTGACTGTGCTTCGGCCATTGTATAGTCATCTTTTAAAATTAATGTTTTCTTATCCGCTTGGTATACAAATTCCCCATCATCATCAGTTTTGAAATAGACTTTCTGTGTGGCAATACGATCTTCGTTAAATTGTTTGTCTGCATCAACAAGACGCTTTCCGAGCCATGTTCGTCCCAACGACGCCCGACCCTTTAGCTTGTATTCCTGAAGTGCTTGATAAACGTTTACTAATTCACCATTCTTGAATCTTAATTGTACTGATGTTTTTGACATAATTATCCTTCTTTCAATTGTTTAACTTCTGATTCTAATTTGGTAATGCGATCTCGGTAGTCACGAATGATTGGGATAAGAGTCAATGTAACACGATCATACATGATCCCTTCTACTTCACCTTTGTCATTGTATTCTACTAATTCAGTTAATCCAGCATCGTCTATATCTTCAGCAATCATACCGAAATAGCGGCGAGGATCTGGAGCTTGAGAATCTAATGCTTTATTAAGAACTTCTGCTTTATCAAACCAATGCGCCGTCGGAACTTCCAAGATACGTTCGCCCATACCAGTTTCGAATGATCGTTCGATATTTGTTTTATACTTGGAAGCCGAACTAGCTCTAACAATGGCACCATCATCAGCAACATAAACGTTAGCCGCATGACTGCTGGTTCGCATCCATGTGCTAAAGTTGTACAAGTAGTCGCAGTCCATAATAATGTTTGACCCATTCATACCTCCAGAATGCGTACTAGTCTGTGTAGCACCAACCATAATTGAAGGACTGGCTGACCAGTATTGACGGTATGATGTGGCTTTGCCTCCAGATATAACCACACCGCGATCAGCTCCACCAACTTTAGTCATGTGCCAGCCCGAGTTCAAAACGCCAGCACCATACCCAGTTGCAATACCACTAAATTTCTCTGTTCCAAGTCCTATGTCAAACATTTCATTTCCAGTTGCATTATCCGAATTTGTCAAGACTGCGTATTTGCGACCAATAAAAGCAGCGCCTTCAGTTGATTGCCCACCAAACGTATTTGAAATACGTAGATAGGGATTATCAGATGTGTCGTAAATTCCGGGTTGTACAAATTGCATTTCACCATTTTTTAACATTACACGATTACTGCCGTTTGCTACTGACATATAACCTGCGTCAATATTAATATCAATTGTGTTACCAGCGTTGTGAATACGACCATGTTGGAATGTAACAACTCCAGTATTAAGGTTGATTTGTAAATTAGCCCCAGATAATGTCCCAGTAGTGATATTATTAGCATTCAAGTTGATTACATTAACCTTAGTAGCATCTAGTGCCCCAGTTGTAATTTTTTCTGCATTGATGGTATCTATCATGGCATCTTTAATGACTGCATTATCAATGTAGGTGGCCGCCGTAATATGCAGTTTGTTACCGTATATTGATATTCCTTCAGGCGAGATGTTAACTGCATTTACAACACCATCTTTGGAAACCTTAAGATTGATATTGTCGGAAGTTATTTGAACTTCTGAACTTGAAACCCTAGTATATGGAGTTGATACGGTTCCTCGTTCGATTTTAAGTTCAGCAAAATATGCGCCAGAGCTTTGACCATTGGTAGAACCTTGATTATCTAATCGAACATACGCCTGCGTCTCATCCGAATTGGTAGTAAATGTCGCAGTGTATTTATTTATCCCACTTGCTGACATAATCAAATTTGTCTGCACATTATGCACATAGTCATAGTCTTTTGTAGATGCAAAGGTGCGACCTAGAACATACACATTGGTCCCCTTCACATTAGAACTAGCAAAGCCCCAGAAAGTCATGGTGTAGGTTGTATTTGGTATGACGTTAAACTTTGTTGAGCCTGCAGCTGCAGTGTCAGCCATAGCTGTCCCAACACATAAAGTTGCATCAACCGCATTATGATAGAAGTTGTGATAAATTAGATTTAAATTTCTATCTGCAGCTCCCCAGCTCATTAGTGTCCAGCCCGTCAAATCTGACCAATAACCAGAATATGGCAGAATATTTTCGTTTGTAATGTCACCTTGTGATACTTTAGTAGTGATCTGGTTATCCAATTGAGTCATCTTTGACTGATAAGTGTCGTTATCAACCTTTCCACGTACTGTTGTTTGGATTGCATCGACAGTTTGCGAAATACTTGACAATGCTAAAATAGTTGCTGTATCTGCTGGGTTTACCGAGAAATCACTCGCAACTTTACCTAGTTCCAATTTAGGGTGCCAAAAATCACAGTACAAACTGCCATCATTTAGATCTAGGTCATTTCTAGCCCAGAATGAATGCCCGCCTGAGAAATCTTTAGGCGTGTGGAAAGTAATTACGTAACGTCTAAAGTACGGCGTTAATGTAATTATGCAATGAGTATCTGATGTTCCCAGTACTTCAACACCGTCACTGCTAGACATAGACTGGTCGCTACCATTACCATAAAAGTACACACCAAATTTGCCTACTGTATTATTGTCTCCAGCTCCACGTGCATAGAAGCTAAGCGTGTACCATGTATCAGCAGCCATAGCATCATCAGTGATTGTTTGCTGAGCAATAGTCGAATATGGTGCGGGTGTCTTGCCCTGACCTTGATAGTGAATCAACGAATCGTGGTACCTACTTTCGGTTTGAATGGTCGTGAACGGATAACCAAATGTATCAGTCCAATAAGAACGTGAAAAGTCATTTGCGCTTCTAAAGATGTTAGTTGATATCAGTCCATCTTCAACTTTTTGATTCACGTTTTCGATAGTATTACTCAATGAAGTTGCTGTTAATTGTAATTGACTAATGTTATGTTGATTTACTGTGTTATCAGCATTGAGTGAGTCAAATCCTGCAGTTAAAGACTTGTTCGTCGCCTGAAGAGTTCCAATGTCCTTAGTTTGCTTACCCAAAGTATCATTGACGGTAACAAATTGAGCTTTAAACCCACTGGAATCAGCTTTCAAATTATTAAGACTTGTCGTCTGTCCATCAACCGTAGTTTTAACACTAGATAATGTTGAGTTAATTCCATCAGCGGTAACCTTAATCTGATTCTGTGTCCAGGTCTCAGTGGCGTATCCGCTTAGGTCATCTTTAGTCAACTTAGCAGCTAGTCCATTTTCCAATTCAGCAATCGTCATAGTAGAACCATCGGTTAATGTTGTGTACTTAAAATTAACTGAATTAGCAATACTCTTTGCATCGTCGGCATTTTGAGAAGCCTTGTTAACATCGTCAATCAACCCAGCAGCTGAATTTTGTGCATCAATAGCTCGATCCAGTGCTTGATTAGCTAATGCATTTGTATCATCGTACTTGGCCGCAAGCTGGTCAGCTTTATCACTGGCCGCTTTAGCTGCATCTGTACTAGCCTTAGCTTCCAGTTCCACTTGGTCAACTTTTGCTTTCACTTCTTCCCCAGTAGCGTCCGACACAGTAAGTACCCATTTACCAGTTCCATCTGCCTGACGCTCGTAAGTCCACAATTCAACTTTATTACCGTTCTGCTTGTACCAGATATCGTTAAATTTAGCTCCGTATGGCGGTTCAGTTGTATCTGTACCATAGATATAGTTACCCGATGCACCTTGCCGTCCACCTAAGTCAGCAACATATTGTGATAGCTCGCCTCGCCAAGCATAGCTACTACTAGAGGTTGAGGTCTGATCTGCTTTAGAAACAGCAGACAAACTGCCATCAAACGTCATAGTATAACCATTATTAGGCACGTTGAACTTGTTTCCTTTAGTATCCTGTAGTGTTAGCCAATCGCCAGCTTCTATTGCAGGATTGCCAAACCAATTCAAACTGAAAGGGTAGAAGGTCAAGCTTTGTAACTGTTGCCATATTGATGCTAAACGATCCATTGTCATCAAATTGTTGGTGAGTTTAATCTGTGATCCTGACGTTGCCCCTACTTGAAGCGTGTTTGTAGTTTCGGTACTCTGACCTGTTGAATCCGTAGTAGTCGTTGTGACCTCACACTGAATACCGCCAATTTTGTATGGTGCTTCATTTTTTGTTAAGCCACCTTGTTCATATTGGCTCGGATCTAATGTATAATCTGGCTCTGTAATCGTGCGAATTGTTAATTTGCCGTCCCTATCAAACGTTGCAAATCCAGCATAAAATTGAGCAATCATGCCAATTGCATTTCGATACGTTTGACCGGTAATAGCACTCGGTAAGTTAACTTGTACAGGCAAACGACTAATGTCAGTTGTATTGAGTAACACGCCAGCCAAATTTGCAATTTCTGCAATCACACTGGTCATTTTAGCAGGGTAAGTTAACTTAGAAGTGTAGGTACCCTCCAGTAGACACATCTGGTCATATGCCCTAATTGTTGTCTCATCGTTGTTTCGGTCCATTTGAATGTCATCTGATACGATAAAAAGACCAAGCGAGTTATACTCATAGCCATTAGATGTTTTTATACCAATCTTAGGCCATACCGTCATGCCAGGTTTAAGTCCTTCAATTAAGTGCGCAAACTTAATTGTCACGCTGTTTTCATAATTCGAGCCAATACCAAACGTATCTCCAGTATAGCCACCTGCGTCATATGAAATGGATGCAATATCTGTCGTTTTATAGTCAATCTTGTTAATTGTGACAACTGCATCCAACGTCCGTTCAGTTGCCTTCCATGCAGCGAGGGCTAAATCAGATTGCTTAATCATTAATTTTCACCCTCCTACTGTTCAATGAAATCCATTGAAACATTTTGCCAAATATAATCTGATGTCACTGGATTAAGTGTATAAATCGGTGCAGTCCGATCACCAACATAAAATGTTTTGGTCACTACTGCACCTTCTTGTGGGTCTAAATAACTGCAAGAAAAAAACTGTCCAGAGACAGCTTTTAGTATTGTGCTATTCTCGGCCAGTGTTAGCGGCCCCCATTTTGCTGTTAACTTGCGTTTGATTGCGACACGGTCTCGATGCAAAAGTCCATTCGCGTCACGCGATGCTTTTGCATCGATATCTTGAATTGCAATTTCTAGGGACTGTGGTGCTTTAACCACTGTCCCACCAATCTTCAGTGAATATGTCAATCGTAATCATCTCCTATAGTCTCAACATGTTTTTACCATTCTTCTGATTTACCGCGTTAATGCCTTTAATAGCAGCATTACCGAACTTCTCATCGCCAACTTGCAACGTCAAGTTCACATTGATTGGTTGATTGTTCATGCTGCCACCAACATTTGTCATTTGTAAGCCCTGTACAAGCGCGTTAACGATGCTTGTTCCAAGCTCGTTAATGCCACCACTATTCATACTCTGTGTACTTGTACTACTTGGCTGACTAGCCAAGTTGCTCATATCCATCGACTGAGTTAAAGCTGTAGGCATTTGTAGGCCATCACTGAACGTCTGTCCCATAAAGCTTAGTGCCTGCTTAATCAATTGCATTGACCGTGGAATGTTAGTTAAAGGTAAAACCATTTCCGGCTTATTCTGTTCAGCCACTTCGATCATTTGATGAGTATCAACAAGACCGCCGTTAGCAAAACGGCGGTGCCCAATCGGTCCACTGTGCAACCAATCAAATTTAGGCGTGCCCCAAATGACTGTATGACCAGCAGCATTGTAATAGTCTGAGTTATTCAGATAAGCCAATACTTGGTCAAATGATGATCTGAAATTATGATGTCCAGGAAAAGCAAATGCATCAAAGGTTGACTTGACATACTGTAGTGGTCCACCTGCAGGATTACCAGCTAGCGAGTTCACATCAGTAATTGTCTGCATAATATTTCGATTCCCGGTCTCTGACTTAGCCACTTCAATGATATCGTGTTGCATCTTTGACCACCGCGATTTAGGAACTTTAGTCATCTCGAGTGCGCGACTAATCATTGAATGAGTGATTGCACCACCATTTGGTCCTTCGCTCTCGCCGTATTCTTTGAGAATCTTACCGACCCAACTTTTAGCACTATCAACACTAAAATCCACCATACTTTTAGCAACATCTAGCGGATAGCCACCTAAGCCGGTAAATTTAACAAACTTGTTCATAGCAGCTTTCAATACTTTTTCAGGGTGCGTGACATCGTCCCAGATATCACTTGCCGTATCTTTCACACCATCGGCAAAACTGCCTACACTGTCCCCTATACCACTGAACAAATCACCAAAATTCGGCATGCTAAAGTTGAAACTTGGCAAATTGAAGTTACCAATACTTGAAAAGTCAAAATCAAAGTCTCCAATACCACCGGCATAGTGTGGCACCATTGCTGTTACTTTACGAGCCGTTTGTGCCGCATTGAGAATTTGAGTACCTCTCGGAAGATTGACCATCATATTGCGAACGGCTGGGAAAAGACCTGTTCGTCCATTTGGTAACTTGTATGCTTCACGATACTTATCACCAACCTGATCATTAACGATTGCTGGACCACCTTTATGGCGACCACCAGTTGCAAATGAAGGAACACTCCAGTGGCTCAATGACTTTGCTTTGCTGGAGGCGCCTACGTGATTGAGAATCCATTTAATACCATCGATAACGCCATTAACGGCTTTTCCAATCGTACCAATAATTGCATTAGCAACATCCGCAGAACCCTTTTTTACAGACTTCCAACCAGATGAAAGACCGCCACCAATTTTACCGCCTAAACCACCGGCCCATTTTGCAATTGTTTTACCCGTGCCAGTTCTAAACGAGGCAACCCAATTACCTAACTGAGTACCGGCTCTTAACGCAGCCGTCCTAGAACTCCCCATTCCAGAACTAGTCTTCGAGCCTAAACTTCCAGCCCAACTAGAGACAGTCTTACTTGCGCCAGTTCTAAAGTTATTAACCCATGAACCTAACTTACTACCCGCATTCTTGGCTAATCGTTTGCCATCTTCGACTTTAGTATTAACATTACTACCGATATTTGATGCCCATTTTCGAATACCGACGATTGCACCTTTAGATTTGCTCGTAAACTCAGACGTCCAGTTACCAATCTTTTTACCCGCTTCTTGAGCGGCCTTTTTACCATCAGAAACTTTCTTATGAACACCGTTGCCAATATTCGATGCCCAAGTGTTAACAGTTCTCTTAGCACCGCCAACAAACCCAGTAGTCCAATTACCAATATTCTTTCCTGCTTTTTGGAAATCCTTCTTAGCATTAGTTATATGGGTCCCAACCTTTTTACCAACACTCTTAGCCCAATCGGAGGCTTTACCCGGTAATTTCGATGCCCATTTAAGAATATTCTTACCTGTTTTTGTATCTTTAAGGAACCAGGAAGCAATCGTGCCAACCGGATTAATAATAAAACCAATTATTTTAGTCCAATTTTTAGAGATCCAATCGATTGAATCTCCAAACCATTTGGTTATATGCTTCCACACAGAATTACAAAAATCTCTAAATTTCTTATTATGTTTGTATAGCGCGACGAATCCAGCAACTAATGCCGCAATCGCAAGTACGACTAATCCTATTGGGTTAGCATCCATTGCAGCATCTAATACTGCTTGTCCGGCGGCTGCCAATTTAGACCAAATACTCCAATTTTTGAGAGCCTTCCAACCATCTGCTAATGCAGCAGCATAATCTGACCACTTCATTTTTGCAAGCGACCATAATGTCTTCACGCTGCCAACAGCTTCTTCTAGCTTATCAATTCCAGTAATCCCTTTAAAAAAGTCTCTGAGAACATGCCCTTTACCACCAATAATAGCCGCTTTATCAGCTAATTTTCCAAGTAGTCCTATTCCATTGCTTAGCCCCGTCATTGTTACTTTAAACGCAAACATAGTTACTAAGACTTTCGCCATTGCTTCAACGGCCGTATGGTGTTTATCTACCCAACTGGAAATCCCGCCTAATGCATCTGCTAACTTCTTAAGCACGCCAACGATAACTCCACCAGTCCACTTTGCTAACGGCTTAAGGAACGAATCCCATATCCATTTAAATGCGGGCTGTGAAGCTTGAATAATGCTGTGAAACAACTTAAGCGCCGCAGCTAATGCATCGAAGAACGTTGGGATTAAATTAGTAATCGTGTATTTGGCCAATGGTAACAGGATATTTTGATATCCCCAATCCAGGCCGTCCCATACATCTTTGACTACTGGTCTAATCGCTTTTAGCAATCCATCAATCGATTGTAGTAAGGGTGTGAAATTAAGCTTAGAAGCCCACTTAACGGTTGCTCCTGTCATGTCGTTTAACGCACCCAACATGTCATTAACCATACCGAGCAGCGTTTTAAAAATAGATGTACCAACGCCACCATGTTGCCAAGCCTTGTCAAATTGGCCGCCAAGTGCACTAACAGTATTAAAGATGTTTGTGAATATCTTGTAGAGATTTGATGCAATTTTCTCACCCACACCACTATTCCAAGCATTACGAAATGCTACTGCAATATTATTAAGCACTTTTATTACAGCGTTCAATGCATTTAAAATTGATTGAATAAGCTTGGTACCAGTGTTGCCATGATTCCATGCATTATCAAACGCCTTAGCGATATCACCAATCAGACCGACTAAATTTGTCACCAACGTAATGAGATTGGCAAAAATCCGTTCGCCCAGATTGCCGCCATTCCATGCACTACGGAATGAAGTGGCAATATCATGTATCAGTTTCAATACATTATTTAGCGAATTAAAAATGGTTTGGACTAGCTTAGTACCACGACCGCCGCCACCTTCCCATGCTTGTGAGAAAGCTTTGGCAATATCGCCAATAATATTAAGCATGTCTGCTAACAATTGTAAGATAGCTTCTACTGTTTTCTGACCAGTGCCGTTATCCCATACATGCATAAACGACCGACCAACATCCCCAAGGGCGCGTCCGACCTCTTTCCAAGCATACTTAGCCGCATCTACTACCGACTTACCCTTGGCGTCCCACGCCGCCTTCATTGGATCAAAAAGTTCACCCAAAACTTTTTGTAACTTTTTTGCTGCATCCGTTGCGCTATTGAATGACTGACCTAACGGAACACCAAAATTAACACCATCATTACCGGCTTCACTACCAATGTCATCCGTCGACTGCAACGGTGTACTTTCTGGTGCACTTTGCGTGGGTGTTGACTCTGGCGCAGCTTGCATTTCTTGCGGCGTAAATGTCTCTTTAGGCTTTTTATCGTAGGAATAGTCTTCATCATCGCTACTCTTATCCAAGACATTGAGCTCATCAAATCCCATTAAAGACTGCATGAGTTCTTTGTTCTTTTTCTTGGTTGCTTCCATGGAAGCCTGAGAACGTTTATTGGCGGCTTCAATTGCCGCGTTAGCAGCACGAACTTTGGCAGCACCTTGTTTGTTCGACTCCGCAATTTGTCGATTAGCCTCACGAACTGAGGCTGCTTGAGCCTGATTTTGCGCCCGAATTTGAGCATTTGCTTCACGAACTGATTTAGCCTGAGCCGCATTTTGCTTTCGAATCTCTTCGTTTGCCTTCTTAACAGAAGCAGAAGCTTTGCTAGAAGCGGCAGCCGTGTCATTTAGTGCCTTAGATTGCTCATAAAGTCCCTGAGCACCTTGCCGCGCCTTGGAATAGCTCATACCCGTTAGTGCTGATGTGAACTGTGCCAACCATGATGTCGCTTTAGATAATGACGACATTAATGCATTGACAGCCGGAAGTACAAAGTTGTAAATCGGATAGAACGCTGTTAGTAAATTGACCTTGATTTGATTCAGACTACTTGCAAACTGCGCGTTCGTCTTAAATGCTGTCATCATCCCAGTAGCAAGTTGCGTCAAGCCTTGGTACAGCAACCCAAATACGATTAATTGTGATGGGAGGTACTTCAACTGCTGGGCAATGCCGCCCAGGGCCCCGCTGGTCCGTCTAGCACTAGAAGAGGCTTTGTTCATTGAAGAACTACTACTATTTCCAAAATTGCGTATCCGGCTTGTTGCACCTTGAATACCGTTGCTAATGCGACTGAACCAATTAGAAGGCCCCTTACCGGAACCTGATGCTTTATTCATTGCGCTACTTGCCGCACTGCCGAAACGATTATACGAACCTGCCGCTCGTGTAGCAGCCGTCCCGGATTCACCCATCTCAGTATTGAGCTTACCAATTACAGATTTAAGTTCGTCACCACGATCAGAAACATAAGCATAGCTCTTGTTCAGACTATCATTGGAATTAATGAGCTTGTTCATCTTATCGCGTGTGCTCATGATGCTCTTTTCAAGTGCCGTGCTTTGCTTGGTCAGCCGGTCGCTGGCACCCATCGTCTTCATAGAATCCTGAACATCACGATAGGAGCCCTGCAACGCCTTCAACTGACGCCGATAGGTTTCAATTTTAACTTCGTTTTGATCCATAGCTTTAGAAATATGCCGCAGTGAGTCCGGCACCGCTTTAAATTCTTGTCGCATTGATTGGGCTAGGGCTTTAGCTTGGTTTTGATAACGCGTCATCTGAGCTTGAGCGGACGCAACCTGATTATCAATTTTAATTCCTTGCGTCCCATTCTGTTGAGCGGTATTCAAGGACGTTTTTTGATTCATTAAGTCACGCATTTTGGATTGTGCTGCACGTGCTTGTTGCATCTTGGCGTCAATTTCAGCAACAACACCCTCAAGGTCTTGTTTGACTTTTGCACGACTACCGCTAAATATTTTGCTGGTGGCCTGGCCAACTTTAGCCGAACCACTAGCAACCGTAGTACCCATTTTATTGAATGAAGAACCAATGTTTTCATTCAACTGAGTCAGCTGGTCACGGATAGTTTTCAGGCCTTTTGAAATATCCATAGATTGCTCGGTCTTGTCCATACCGGACTTCGCACTATCAGCGGTCTTCCCCATCAATTTATCAATCATCGGTTGAACCTTGGCAAATTGTTGTTCCATTTGTTCAGTGTTCACTTTGAATAGCAGTTCAATTTCTTCAAGTTCCACGTTGTTTCCCCCTTCCTATGTAGTTTTTTTGAATTTTCGGGCTGTCTTAATCTTTTGCGATTGCTGCATTAGAAGCAACTGGTCCCGTTTCCATTCAGGAACAGAATCCGACGATGTACTAGTCGCTGTTTTGATAAATGGATAAGCCTCTTCAACCGATGGCATTTTGCTAGGGTCGTTCAAAGCAAATGCCATCATCTCAGCTTGCTTGTGATCCATTACCGCTCTCATTCGCATATCATCTATACGGTTACGATTATTTGCGATTACTTGAACCATGAGTTCACCAAAATCAAGTTCCCAAAAGTGGTCAGAATCAATCCCGGATTGCACGGCCAATGGGTAAATAGCACTTAGCAACTCAGAAACAGTCTGGTAATTATTGCTTAAAGTGTCGTCTCGGTCGTTGGTTCGTTGTCCAGAGTGACTTCCGATTCCGTATTCGTCTTCGAAGCCGAAGCTGTCTTGCCGAAAAAACCAGATTCCTGGAATAAGTCTGTTAGCACTGTAAATAAATCCATTGGGGCATGACCTTCATCAAAATATTTTTCAAAGGCAGCAAAAATGTCGTTATCAGTAACGCCGTGAGTTTGGTTCGAACCTTGCAATACGATAAGCATTTCATTCAATGGTGGCAATTTCATTCCGCCATCCGCACTCATAAAGAGCGACATCATAGATTTACCCAAGCGTTTTTCAATATTCAAAATATCACGGCCTGTTAACTTTAATTCAAGTTGTAATCCACCCATTTCAAACTTCTTAGTTGCTTTCTTTACTGTCATAACGTAGTTCCTCCATTTTTATTATTCGTCTCATATCAGCCTGCTGGCCTACTCGTCTCTTACTCAAGTTAATTATTATCTGGATAAAATGTGACGGTTCTAAGCTCCGGCGCTACTACTGGCCGTTGCAAAGTCCGGTCCGTCCGATACGATAATCGAAATCGTGTATTCAAGTGCTCCGTTGACAGCAACGTTACCCATTTTGACGGTATATGAGCCAGTGAAAGAAGCTGTCATCCCATCAGGATAAGTGACCTTCCATTTATATTGCTTATTGTCACCATTGTGCGTTAAAGCCGTTGCAAAGTTGCTGCCCTTGTACACAAAGGTAAAAGCTAACGTTGATGTATTTTCAATCCCAGGAACTGACTTCTTTTTCGTATCTGATAAATCAGTCACATCAATATTTTCTGGGTCTGAACCCATGTCAGGAACGGTCTTAATACCGCCAATTTCATCAAACTTAGTGCCATCCACTGACATTTCAAGCTTGGTCCCTGTTCCGGCAAGCCCGGCACTAGCGTCTGCAGCAAATAGTTGTAAATCAAATACTGTTAAATTCTTTTTCAATTTCAATCATCCTTTCAACTTTCAAATACGCGGTGACTAGTGTTATCAACAACACCAGTAAATCGTAATACAGTGCGATTCACACCCGCTAAATTGCTATCACCAACATCGCTTGAAAAGCCCATATCACCAAATGATGACATGAGATTATTCGTGATTGCCGTTGTGCTACCTTCTTTTAAGAAGAGGTCAATTGTGATCGTCCATTCCGTTTGCAACTCTTGCTGATTAGCATCACGAAAATAGGCTTTATGTGCCGTGTTGTATACAGCGATTGGGAACACCGTTAAATTATCTGGGTACGTGGTTGAGACCTGTTTAATTTCCGGTATAGCCTTTAGTGCTTGATACACTACTGACTTCACATTAATAATTACCATCAACTACCCCCTAATTTGTTATGGAGTGCGGCCTCCACACTCTGCTTAATCATCTCTGGTGCCTCACGACTGGCTTGTTTGACGGCGGGGGTTAAAAACTGGCGGGCGGGTTGACCGCTTGTCCGATAGAATGTGTGTCCGTCGATTTCGATTTTAGGCATACCATACAGTTCACTCAGGTCAGTATCAACGTCATCAGCAGGAATGAACCAAGGCGTTTGCCTGTACACTGGTGTAAATCCACCGGGTAAATCTTTTTGCGACTCCTCACCTACTCGTCCAGTACCGAGCTCACGAAATAGCGCTACTGGGTCATCGGACCAGACACGACCGACAATCTTGCCATCACTATCGACAACCTCATATTTAATACTTCGAGCCAACTCACCATTTCCATACTTAACGCTGGATTGAAGTTCTTTGACTGCATAGCCCTCTGCTTTCTCAACAACATCAAAAGTAGCATCCCAGATGGCATCGTGAACCACACTGGGCATTTTTTTGAGCTGAGCTTTCAGCTTATCACTGCCACGCCATTCAACTTCAGCCATCCTATTCGCCTCGTTTACGTTGCTCTAAAGTGATATTTTTATGGGTGCTGAATGTTTGTATCGAATTGATAACGTAATCTGGCTCGCTATCTTTAGTAACATTGACACAAACACCCCAATTTTCTTGTTGACCTTCATTGATCTGATTACCTTGATACTTACCAGATTTAATGTACTTAAGGTCTTTGCCCCAGATTTGCGCATTCACTGAACCGCCAGCAGCTTGAATGTTCATCCTCACTGCAATTGGATTGCTCCATCCCGCCGTAATGACATTACCTTCATCATCGTGGCCTGATTGTTGTTGTCGTAAATAAACAGTTGTCAGGTCTGTTGGTCTAAGGCGCATTAGAATCGCCTCGTTTTCGCGACTCGGTAAGGTGCTAGCGCGGTTTTAATTATGTTAGGTAGTCCCAGTTCAAACGATTGAGAAACGCCGCCTTCTGACCGCGATGCTTCGCCTTCTGTTCCTTGCTCGTTGTACATGATAATGGCAAGCCGTTTTGCCTGAATTAGAATCGGTGTCGAGAGTGAAGACCGGGTATAATCCAAGCACGTTTGAACAGCATCATCAAAGATGTCATCAACCACCGCAGCATCCGGCGTGTCTTTCTTAACACCTAATCGCGTATATAGTCTTGTCAATTGTCCCGCCTTATCTGGTGGGCTTGGTTTAGCCATACGATCATCCTCTATTCTTCGTCGTCTGTTTCTAACTGAGCATTATCGGCAGTTTTCTCGTCCTTCTGCTTATCAAGACAAACAAAAAGCTCATCATTGAACGCGTCTTGCGTAATGCTGAGCTCATCACCTTTTTTATACCGAGTATCTTTATACCGAATTGGGTAATCTTTAACGCGAACCTTCATTATCAATCACCTCTAGGCTAAAACCTGAGCTTGAAATACCTCATCCGCCGCGGCAAACGCTGGAAGCGCAACTGCTGAGGCTTTTTCCCAAGTCCCAATTGGATCATTAGTTTCGGTATAAATCATATCGTAAACATTACCCACAGCGTTAATTTGCGCTGGGCCACTGAATTGTGCTAACTCTTCTGGAGTTGGTCCAAACACTTTATTACCAATCGGGTCATCGTTCATTAAGACAAGTCGATTTTCTGGGAAGTAACGACTCTTGGTAATCTTGCCATCTTTTCCGACTTGGGTATATTTTTGATCATAAGTCCGAAAAATTGGTAAACCTTGTGCCTGCATGAAGGTGTCAAAGTCGGCTTGTCCAAGTGCCCGAGTAGAGTTACCATACACGGCTTGTAGAACTTTGGTATTAGTCGTAATCAATCGATAAATCTTCCGACTAGTTAGCGCCCGGGTTGGTGTAATATCCATCTTATCGCACCAGCGCGTAATATCACCAAGGATATCCGCGTCGCCGTTATCCCATGTAGCAGCTCCAGTCAAAGCTTCCTGATGTTCAGTCGGAACTTGATAATCAAGTTGGACAGCAAGTTTACCACTTTCATCTGGCAAAATAGTCTTACCTGTTGCTAAAACGTCCATAGCGGTCTTTTCAATTCGTGCTAAAACGCCTTGATTGAGCACATCAAAGTCGTTATAAACGTGTTGTTGCAAGTAGCTAGCTTCTGCAGGCGTCCGCGGATTGAGCATCGCATACAAATCTTTTTCTTTAATCTGCATCTTGCGCTTAATCAAAGCCAGTTCGATGGCAGCGCCCGAGGCAGACCGACTGCCAATTTCGGCTTCACTATCAAAAGCCGCATAGGATGCAATCACTGGAATTCGATTTTGACGTTTCAAGATATCAACAGTTAGTGAGTTGACTTTGATTGCTGGGAATAGTTCATCACCTTGCATCGCTGGATACTGCCGATTCAATGAAAAATCGATTAAATCATGTTGCGTGAATAAATCTGAAATTTGAGCCATTTGTTTTCTCCTCCTTTAATTAGGCTTGTGATACGGCGGCGGCGTCCGTATCAGTGAAAGTAATCTTCTTTAATGCCGTGATAGCCTCAGCTGTTGGCGCCACTGGTAAGCGTTGGCCAAATAAATAGCCTTCAACAATCACGCCAACCATTTGAGGACCATGTGTAACGTCCACTTCATTAATCGTGACTCCTTCCGCCTTAGCGTCATTAGTTGGATAAATCGTGCCGGCTGGAATAACTTTATGTCCAAAAGCATCCGTCTTCACCGCGTAACTGGCGTCATCAACCTGCCGTGAGAATGATACGAACTTTTCAGATGACATGAAATTCTTTTGTTCTACTGTTCCTTTATCAAATACATAGGCCATAATCTAGTACCTCCCTATTTTGTCGCCCATAAACTGGACTTTGCTGGCTTTTGCGAGTTATTTAATTTTTCAGCTGCTGTTGCACCTTCAGATTTATTTGCGGATGTATTAGCACCCGGCAATGTGGTCACACTGCTTGCGATTCGCTTATCGATTGCTTGCTGTAAGCTCTCTGTAAATGACTTACTGATTGCAGTGTAAGCCGCTTCCACGCCTTTATCATCTGCTAAAACATCATCACCAAAAGCCGCAATCAGCGCTGTCGGCAAATCGTCTGCACCCAGTCGGGCCGTAACTTTAGCTTTATTTTCAACAATAGTTCCATGGCGCTGTGATTCAGCAAGTTGCTTGGTTAATTGGTCTTTATCATAGTTGGCCTTTTCCAGGTCAGTCATCTTGTCGTAATCTTTTTGCTGCTGAGCTTCACTAGCCTGTTTTTCATCATGTGTTTTAATTGCCGAAGCAATCAGCTTATCAACACTTGATTGCCAGTCCTTTTCACTAGCAAACGATTTAAACGGCGTATCTGCCTGATTGTCTTGGTCAGAGTCGTCATTGTTGCTATTTTGATTGGCGTCGATTGTGTTAGGCGTGCTATCAGCCGTCTGATTGCCACCTTCATCCCCGCCAGTTCCATTATCACCGTCAGCAAACATCTGTAAATTCATCTTTAGTTTGAGTAGCTTTTTCATAATTAAATTCCTCCACGCCCACGCATTTCCGATAACTCAGGCCACAAAAAAAGCACCCCGTGCATTACTCTAAGAGCCCCACACATTGTGCTAAATTGACCGTGGCGTCATTATCAGACCCACGCATGCTATTTAGTTTGAGTAGTTTAGAGACGTGCTCAGGTCATCCATGCTAATCCTGATGGAACATTGTCGAAAGGATCATCGTGGCGGTTTGTATTGCTGTTACTTGATCATATCCTTTATTAAGTGCTTCCTCATAACATGTTAGAAATGCATCCGTCATGAGCTTAAAGCCTTGCTCCGTGTCAGCGTCAAACGTCAAGCCCTTCATTGCCATCTCGGTGTAACGCATTAAATCCGAATTATCTTTACTCATCGTGTTCTCCTCGTCGTACTAAAAAACGCCCAATCAAAATGATTGAACGCCCTACATTGCAACAATAACGATATCTTGCCATTGGTCACGGATTTTCTTGCCATCAATTACATAATCAAGAATCTCATCAACGTCGTCAGTATCTTTGAAGTGATAATCAAAATCACCATTATCTTTAGAAATGATACGTTTGCCCTCACTGTCAAAGCCAATGTACCACTCAACATCATTGATTTTGATTTGAACCTCCATACGAACATCTAACGCAAATCGAAGTTGCTCCAAAGACTCTAAGTGATCCGAATCAGCTTTTACTCGTCTTACCACCATCTTTATTCACAATCCTTTCTGCAATCGTTAATTTCCGCCCAGGTTCTTCACGCCGGGGAACAATCTTGCCATTTTTCTTTGTAACGCGTAACCAGGGATGCGCGTGTGGCACAATCGTGTGCATTTTAGCATTACCATGGTCGGTAAAATCAATGTCCAGCCGGGCCTTTCCTGTCTTACCATAATATCTTCGTGTAACTAGTTGTCCATCGACATAACGGTCAAAAACTGAGTTGGCTTCCTGTTGATACGGAACACCGTGCACTTCACCAAAATTGTGTACATTGTTCAACGCAAATTGTTCGCGCCGAACCTCGCGCGCTACTTTCAACAGGTTCTGATAACTATCACTGTCATTATACTTCATCGTTTGAAAATCTTCGAATGTTTCGGGTACGTTATCTCCACCTAAAATCCGTTTGTATTCATCATACTGGGTAGTATCATACCGACGATTGCCAACCCGATTATCTAAACTATCGAAAGCCTGCGGACCATGCTTTAAGATTACTGCCTGGCGCCAATCCTGATAAGTAGCATCCGGCTTCAGCTTGAGCTTTTCACCAGTAATTGGATCATTCGCTGTCCGTTGCATCATGTACTGGCTATCTGACAAATAGATGATTGCGACAGTTCGGCAAAATGGATGTAACGGCGGAAAATTAACATTCACTTCCGCTTCATCTACGTTAAATACACGGCCGTCAATACTACGACAGATTTTTGAAGTCCGCATATCCAGCACGGCAACCAGTTGGTACTTTTTAACCCCGCGTCGTTTCCATTCATTGAGCTTCGTTTGATTATGAAAGTAGTTGGCTTCTGTTCTAATCAATCGTCGCGTATTGTAACTGCTAGTTCCAAACTCCTTAGCTAAAGCTTGTACCATGTCACGCTCACGCATACCACTCATCTGCTGAGCCGTGAATAGTTCACTGAGTCGGTCGGCTAGTTGGTCCGTGTTATGCCAAATCCGTTTAGAGTAGTTCTTGCCTTTAAACGGCGCATCTAATATAGCCTTAACGTACTTCCCTGACAACTCTTTAAACCGTGTTATTGGTTCGTCTGGGTTCACTTTAACTGTTACCATCTCTTTACCCGTTTTAGGGTCAAAGATAGTTCTAGTGTGCATTTTAGGCTGACTATCAGCGCTCACGCCCGGAAGAATGACGTCTTTATCAAAGTCACCTATAATACTCTCGTTAGTTGCCTGATCAAGTGCTTCTTGAATTACCTTGGTATAAAGGTTCGTGGACTTCTCAATCTCAACAGATGCCGCTTGTTTCACCGCAATGTAGCTCTTAGCCTTGAGCTCTTCCAATCTGGTAATACGGCCCTTAGCTGCCATCTGTGATAAGTAGTTAGTCACTTGCTTCTTTGACTCCTTATCACTGACATTATCAGCCAGGGCCTGTAACGTTACTAACTCAGTCGGACTAACATTGGTGTTTAAAATCTGTTGTGCCTCGGCCTCCGTCGCTTTACCGTCCGTAAAATATCGTTTGTATATCTGTGATACCTCACCAGTCAAATAGTTCTGAGCACGCATGTACGCCCTTGCAATGATAGTCGCTTGTTTGGTTGCAGCATCATGTGATTTCTGTTCGCTCTGAACGGCTCGCAGTTGCCAGTAACTTAACTTGCGTTTGTCATCCGCCACTCCTACACCTCCGAGCTTATAAAATCAAATACAGCAAAATTAAAATGCCTGTAATTGGCTTCCATCCAAGCGAAACTAATCCAATCATTTTAATTATCACGATCACAAATACACCAATCGTTTTAATGATTTTATTCAATTCTGAGTTAATTACCCTTCACCACCACTTGCAAATTCTGAGGATATTGTGCTGAAATATCTTGTAGTCCGTGTAATAAGGTCTCACACAGAACTTTGTTATCAGCACTGGGCTCAATCAATCTAATAAACAAGCCACCATTTTCTTTAATAGTGGCATTAGATAGCTCATTAGTGATGGCTTGGCCAAGCACCGAAACAGCAGCACAAACTAGGTCATGGCCCTTAATAGCACTATTCGCGTGGCCCGTTATCTGATAACTCACTACCTGCTTTTTGTTTAATTGAAACGTTGCCAGAATCATCCGCAGTTACCTCCTCGTTATCTGTGGCAGGCTCGCCGCCCATAGCTTTCTGCTGTAGCTTGAGTGCTTTCTCCTTTTCCTGATCCAGCATCTTAATTAACTCTTGTGGGTCATTTGTCCCAGGCAACCACCCGAGTGATACCAATTGCGGAATGACACCTTCAGCATTCTTGATATTGCTAATGACATCCGCCATGTTGACTGGAATATCAGGAACAATATTAATTGTCGCTCCGGAGGCATCTACTGACTGGCCTTTAAACGCTAAAATGTTCTGCATCAGTTGTAGACGCTGGCGAATTCCACGTGTTAAGTATCGCTGCTTAGTCGCTAACAATTGGAGTAAACCGAATAGCTTGTATTTCATAGCTTCACCGCTAATCGTCCCTGCAAAGTTTTCGTCATTCATGTTAGGGACGTAAGACGTTTGATGAATGTCATCCTTAATCGACTTAACAAGTACTTGTAGCTGTGATTCGTCAAAGCTCTTGGTCAACCATTCAACGCTAGCACCCTGGTCGCCTTTACCAGGCGCTTCTAGAATACCGTCCTTCAAGTTAGCTCCTTCACCGTCCTCGCCCTCATCTAGGGTAAAGCCATAGACTACCAGCAAGGCATCCACGAAGTTCTTTTTATCGGTGATACGGTCTGACTGTAATTCGTTATAGGCGTTGATTAGGCTAATCGTTTGCTCAAAATCACCTTGACGCTCTTCGTTATTACGATACTCAATAAGTGGGACACCATTAAAATAATGTTGAATGGCCTTAGGTTTGCTTGCCAAATTAGCATCTGATAGCACTCGTCCTGTCTTGGTTCGATACTGAATAATCCAGTGGGCCGTATAGACAGTAATCAAATAACCCTTAGCATTACCAAGCAGGTCCTTCTTTTCCACGTAGTAAATACCAAACAGCGGATTTTTATCCAACGTGTCATCCGTTACCAGCACACAGCCGCGCGGATCAATTTTTTCAATTGCCAACTCGGTAGTTGCGTCTGACACCTTTTTGATGTATAGCAGCTCATAGGCACACCCAAACACGCTTAAATCTTTCTCCATCTCCGTATTATGCGAATCAATATCCATTTGGTCCTGAGCATCCGTAATGGCTTTAATATCCTTGCCGTTCGCCGGTGAAATGGATACCGGATTACCAGTTGTAAAGCCGGTAATCATGTCAGTAATGTATTTGGCGTGGTTCGTCATTACCTTTTCATCTGCACGATCCAACTTAGCCGCCATCTCAAGATTTCGGCTTAAGATGTGCTGATTACCCTCATAGTAGTGTTCCAACATGTTATAACGGTCAATACGTTGCTGTTGTTGATTGATAGCATAGTTAATTACATCAAAGCTAGGGTTTTCAATATTGCCAGCCAATTCACGGTCAATCGCAACGTTGGACCCGCGCTTCTTGTTCAAATCATACTGCATCCGCTCACCTCCTATCCTCTTAATCCCTTTGGCTTCTTAATTGTCCGTGCCTTGAGCCGTTCATGTGTGTTATAGACGGCATACCGTAACGCGTCCATCACGTCATCGTTGAGCTTGACGGGTAAGCCCGTAGCCTCGTCCCAGACATACTGGTAGATTTCATCTAAGAAGGCATCAATCGCTTCTTTGATAACAAAAAAGTGGCCTTGCTTCATGCACTTAGCCACCGACTCGATTCCTGATAAAACCGATTTTTTAGCATTGAACGCCTTGAGCCCTTCACGTTGGAAGCGTGCAACGTGTTCGGGTCTCGCACTATCAGCCCAAAACTTAACATTTCGGCCATAGCGACGCTGAATATCTTTTGCAATCTCTACCCAGTAATCAATCTCTTCAAACTGACGTGTATGTTCTTCAATCAAATAAGTATTGCCAACTCGATCATCAGCCATTACAACAATCGTTCCTTTATGTTCATAGCCCCAGTCGACTCCCGCATAGTAAGTTAAGTCTGCTGGCAATTGAGCCCGTGGAATAATCATTTCGTCCTTATTAAAATCTTTATACACCATACCTTCACCAGATACCCATAGACCGAGTATTGCACGGTCGTAAAACATTCCGGACGGCGTACCCGCTTTTTGATGTTCAACGTATTGTGGGGGCAAAAAGGTATTATCATCGATTGTAAAATGGAAACTAACGGTTCCTGCTTTAGGATCATCGTTATCAATATAGCTGGCTTTCAAGTAGTGAGTCGGAACGTCTGGGTTCGTATCGCAAATAATTCGCGCACCTTGTGCTGAGCACCGATTAAGGATTTCATTGAATACCTCTTCATTAGCAAGGCTAGCTTCGTTAATATACGCCCCAAACGAGGTCATCCCACGAATGGCACCCAGCCCTGCAATGGACCCGGTAAACGTCTGCACAATCTTCACGCCAAACAGTGTGAAAGAGTTATGTTTGTCAAATTGAAAGTTAATGTCATATTTATTCGTCAGTTCCTGTAATACGTTGTTTTGTAGCGACTTGCTTGAATACCCCGCTAAAATGTACATTGGTTCCTTGACCCCTAATTTGTCAGCAACCTGACGAACACGCCGCAGTTCCATCAAGAAGGCGTCATTATCAACAACAGTTTTACCAGACCGAACAGCACCATAGTTTATCAGTAGTCGCCAGTCCGTCCGCCGCAAGGTTTTCAGCACTTGAATTTGTTTCGGCGTATATAGCTCACTAATTGCCATCGCTATCACCACCTAGGACGTCATCCAATTTATCCAGATATTCAGAAACTTTTGCTTCAGTACTATCGGTTGAGGCATTCATAATGCGAGCTTTAGCCTCCGCAATATCTGCATCAGCTTTAAGCTTGCGAATCTGTTGTTCAACAAGCTTATTGTTATCCGGATAACGCTTCAGTATTTCTTTAGTAGCGCTTATCCGTGTTTTCAAGTCAGCTTCTTTGTGTTTCTCATACACACCGTCAGCAGTGCCAATATAAACCGTTTCTTTAGTTTCGCCTCTAGCGATACTAGTAAGCAACTCAACGGCTTCTGTGGCGTCCATAATACGCTTGGAAGCTATCTCGGCCATTCGCTCATCGATGTAAGATTTAATTCCAACATTTTCCAACAATTTGCTAGATTGTGCCTTTGCATAGTTGCGCGAATAACCAGCTTCAATAGCAGCTTGATAAGCATTTCCAGACTTGATATACTCATCGGCAAACTTTTGCTGTTTGGGCGTTAACTTTCGTGTCATTACATACCACCACACCTCCGTCTAATTGGAATTAGTCATCGTTATTCGACTACGACCCAGTCATCAGCTAGCATATCAGTTTGACTAGCTAACCATGGAACTCGATCCATAGGTGCATTCGGATTGTTCGTGCGTAGCCCAGTCGTGTCAATATAAATGAAATCGTGAGTCATAACCTCATTAAAACGATTATTGGGAGTGTTCAAAGATTCTCCCTTTTTCAATTTAATGAAGATGCCTTTGCCGTTCCAACCTTTACGTGCAACACAATTACCTCGTTTTAATTCTTCAAGCGCTTCTCCAAAATTCATAATTGCTTCCTCCTTATTTTTATCCAAACTAAAAGCGCCATGCTTATTTGCACGACGCTTCTTATCCTTGCACCACTTATCTAGCCGAGCATCGGCCTGCACCCATTCAGGCGGCTCATACCCGTATTTACTTCTTATCATTTTCGCCATGAGGCACCTCGTCATCGATCAGCTTAGCTAGCCGTCTCAACTCATCAAAGCTAATTGACATTGCTACACTGTCTCCACCAACATCATCGGTAGCCAATAAGAAACCACTTGATGGATTAATTGCCAGGCTTAGTTCCTCACCAAAACCATCTTGATAATTAAAGCTTTTTTGCATTGTGCTACCTCCTAATCGTATGTACTAAAAAAGCCTGACGACAGCCAGGCTTATGTATTGTTGTCTCATAAGATGGCGATCCCGTTATTCAACAATACAATTTAATATCATACTATATTTAGTATTATTTGAGTTGCAATACACACTATTTACTTTACTAAAAAGAGCCCAACTAAATGTCAGGCTCCTAAACACAGTCGTTATCAGAAAAACGATTATAGTTTTTGCAACCATGTTTGATTATGTTACCACAGCGCACATGTTTCCGCATGTAATTTGGTGGCCAGATTAATTGCGCCAATTATGTGCTTGGCAGGGATTTGCACCCTACATATACTGGATTTTGTACTCTCCTACTTGTTCTTGGCTTCTTTCAACCTTAGCTTCGGATAGCGTCTACCTATTCCGCCACAAGCACAGCCAATGTAAACAAGACGATGAGAGTTCATGTTATGAAGTTAATTCCAAACACGACTCCAGCCACATCTCAAGCTTTCAGCAGTTTAGTGACTTGCTTGGGTCAATATGATTGGTGTGGGCCAAGTCGCGAACTTATTTCAGATTCGCAACTTCCCCTGCTAACTATATCGCTGGTAGGAGTCGAACCTACATCCCATTGTGGCTTACCAATTAGCCCACAGCGATACTCACATTTAACGGCCGACGTTAAATACGAAGACTAATGCCGGCGGCAGAGAGGAGCGCATCACCCCTTATAAATCCGCCGGCTACACAGATAGCTGGATTTGAACCAACATAGACGGTTTTGGAGACCGCCATCTTGCCAATTAGATCATATCTGCTTAATAGACGGGCCGTCATATCAACTTAATCAAGGAGGCAACACAAACTGTACATCTGTGCCCGTCTAACGTAGCCTGCTGGACTCGAACCAGCGACAACCTGATTAACAGTCAGGTGCTCTACCAACTGAGCTAAGGCCACAATAATAATCAATTAGAGCTATCAGAAAAACGTTTATTTGTCGCCCTAACCAATTATCGATAATACTAATTTACCACCGATTTATTGCTATGGAGTCCGGCTTGAGTTCGGAAAAAGTTCGGTTAAAGTCCGGTTTGAGTTCGGTTTTGATAAATATTCAGATCTTCTAGGTAGTAGCTCTGTGCGAACTGTAGCATTGCCAATGGCTTCCAGCGGTCAAAATACTGCGTCTTGCTGTAGCCAATATCCATGTAGCACATCGTGTCACTGTATCCTTGCAGATATAGCCGATCTAATATCTCCTGGCACTCATGATCACACCGAGCCATTGCCTGAATAGTCTGTCGGACAATCTGCTCTGCATACAGGCGGCGTGTAATCCGATCCTCAGCCGAATTACCAGCTGGGGCCGACTTAGGCATGCCATCCATGCTAGGCGATTTTAGATCAGCGACCGAATGGCCGGACGCCCGAACTGCTTGCGGTAACTTCTTATCCAGGAACCGCCGCACCTGTTTAATTGTTTTCTCCTGGTCAATTGGTGGAAAAATTTCATCTGAAATAACTTGCTGTTCACCCATCATGTGCCCCTCCGCTTTCGTATGCTATAATTAACTTATTCGGAATTAGTTGTAGCGCGGTCAGCGATGGCAGCGCTTTTTTATGTTATACTTACAACGGTCATTCGAGTGGTCCCGTGACTGGTCGCCTTAACGGGCGGCTTTTTGTTTGCTTCGGCGTGTTCCTTCATGCGCCGGTGCTTCCGTTTAACCGTTGAACGTTTCTTAGTGTGTTTAGACATCTTTGCCCTCTGTGATTTCATCTATTTCTACTCTAGGATTTCGTTTATCAACGGCAAATTCGTCCTGGAATCCTGTGATGTGCTTTCGATTATCGTTGCCTAAAAGCCCAGCCTTCATAAAGCCGTCCAGCACAAACTTTTTAGCAAACGCGATATTATCCGCATCTTTTCGGTTGTTCTTCGTGTACCACGTAAATTTAAGCTTGCAAGGCCAACTAAATTCGACTCCAGAATTATGACTAGCCCGCGCATATACACTACATAAGGCTGTGTACCGCTTCTTTAGGTTAGCTGCGGCGTATCTGTTGGCCCGTTCAGCCTTGATGTACTCATTTAAGCTAGGTAATTCGCCCTTAATCACGACTTTGCTCATGCTCGCGGCACCCGGCTAATGTAGTAGCCACAGACAATGCCATTTGAGTAGCTTGCTTGCCTTATCGATCTAGCTGGGGCACCAAGCTTGTCCCCTAGCAAATCAACCGTTTGCCCAGTAATAATCTCGTTGGGATTGTCGTATTTCTCAGCCCGCCAGTATTGGTTGCGCAAGCGCAAACTGTATTTATGCACAAGGTAACTTACCTGTTGGTTAGTAAACCCCGTCTTTATGGCTAAGCTTCTAATTGTGTGACAGTCATCATGGTAAGCACGGCGAATGGCCCTGATTTGCTCACGCTCCTCAGTCTGTGGATCGGGTCGCATACTGGCTAGATAGGCTGCATCATCCCATGGCTTAGCTGCTTCCTCTTCAATAACTACTGGAAATTGCCACTCACCATGTTGGTACTTTGCCAGTACCAAGCGATGTAGCTCTGGTTCATCGCCAGTAGCTAGCACCCTGTGCTCCTCATCAAACGTCTTGATTGCATACATCTGGAATACCTCCTTATTCCTTTGAAACCAGCTTATTAACGCGTTCAGCCAGCTGCTTCCGTTGTTCATCGGTCAAGGACTTACCTGACTTAGGATTAGAATCCGTCTGAGAAGCGCCGTTTTGCGCCCACTTTGGAATGATCTCTTTACGGCCGGCCCCAGACTTACCCTTTGGCTTAGGTGGTGTCATATCATATTCGTCCATCCAGCCTCGACCACCCAGCCAGTTTTCTAAGCTTTTCGTGTAATACTCACCCGTGCCGTGTAGTTTTAAATAAGCCTTATACTCGTTAATCTTAGCAACAATGGTCTCTAAGCTAACTCCTTCAACCTTAGCTGCATAATAAGCATCATAGGCCCTTTGAAAGTCACGCTTCTTGGGGTAGATTGACCAAACTCGTTCGGTAAACTCTTGCTGGATACGGTCACGAAGATCACGCGGTTTGGTTTTATCTGTTTTGTTATTATCTGATTTACTCTGGTCTGATCTGTTATGTGTACTTTCAGACTTGGAAACTGGGTTATCATGACTGGAAACTGGGTTTCCATCTTTGGAAACTGCATTATCAACATTGGAAACTTTTGGCAGTTGATATCTTGGATCAATTGAGTGATCTTTTTTCTGCTTAGCTGCTAATTGATAATTCTCCTGAATCCGTTTCGAAGTCAGCACATGATATTGTTTAAATAGTTCATTATCAAAAAATCCAACTGCACTAGCTTTATCAACCACATCTTGTACTGCACTTTCCTTAGCACCAAGGTCATCAGCCACTAAGAACCGTATATCTTCATCCCACCGCATGTAATACCCTTCATCCTCATAGATATTACAGAGCAGGTAGATTAGTATCGCGATTGATTGATTACCGCAGGCATTACGGATCTTACGAATTTTAATGTCGTGAAAAAAAGTAACGTCTAAATTGAAATAGTTGATTCCTTTTTTTATTGGACGGGCCATCTCGCACCTCCTGTCCTTACTAATGGGCCTTTCACCCGTTCGGTGGATTCAGTCACTGCTGCATTCAAGCCAATTCGAATGTCATTTGATTAAAATGGTAGATCGTCGTCGCTGATAGTGATTTGGTCACTAGCACTTGGTGTCGCTTGCTTGTGTGACGGTTGTTGCTGCTGGCCCTGATTACTCATTCGTTCTGGCAGGTCAAAGTCTGTAACGTTGACTCCCAACTGCGTTTGGCCGTTGTATTCATCAACTTCAAACGTACCTGTTACCAGAACGTGATTTCCTTTATGGAAATATCGCTCAATCGTTCCAGCCCGCTTACCCCAGACCGCACATCGAAACCAGTCAGTGCCATAGTTGCCTTGATCATCCGGGCGATTCTGTCTTACTGCTAAACTAAAGTTAGCAACTTGCATACCGCTTTGCGTTTGTCGCACTTCAGGGTTCTTACCTAAGTTTCCCGAAATAGTGATTTGTCTCATGCTGATTGGTCCTCCTTGTCAACGTACGAATCTAATTTATTAGTAACCAACTCAATTAACGTGTTAGCACTACTGTGTGTCAGCTTATCAACGCTGCCAACCTTCTTGAAATAAGCTTTAGCAACAAATTCCTTATCCTTGTTTGTCACATCCGCCAGAGCTTCAAACAGTCTGTCTAGGCGGTCCTTTTGCTGGCTATTAATAAGCGGCTCACCATCAGTTGCATTGCTGTCAGTTGTATCCGGATCTTCTTCCTGGTCAGTGATGTTAAACAGCTGTTTGTAGAAGTACTTCTGAGCACTCGTACAAGCTTTAGCCACCGCTTTCTCACTGCTATCTTGGCCACTTCCGGGCATTGAACCTGTCTGTGACTCTGAACCGTCTGTGATTAAGAACGTCCCCATGACGTCAACAAAGTGGTTTGAACCGCCCTTCTTGCTGGCTTTATCATATTGATTGATAATCTCGTAGTTCGGGATAATTCGAATTCCAACACCTTGGATTGCGTGCTCAACCGCAGCTTTGATAGCTCCTTCGGATTGAAATTCATAGTTCTGGAAACTATTCTTACCGTCTTTATGAACCGCGCCAATTGACTTAGCAGCCTCATTAAGTTTCTGCATCAGATTAAGCTTCTCATTCATCCTTAGTCCTCCTTAGCTTTTACGGAAATTTTGGGCTTCTTGAGTGACCCGGAGTATCCTGGCAGAGCCTTAAGGTTTGAGTCCATGATCTTCCCATCAGGGGTTACATAGAGCTCTCCACTTGCTAATCGATTCTTGATTTCCGTTTCGTTTACACTCCGGGACGTCTTAATCAAGGTATCGTCAAAACGTTCAAAGACTGCTGTAAGCTCTTTGGGTGTCGCGTCCTTATCTCGTTCAAGGTTCCAGTTACGAGACGTACTAGGGTTAACGGTGCCCATTTTGAAGCGAAAGAACTCAGTATCAACTTGTTCTTGATCACCCATTGCCATTCGCTGTAATTCTTGTAGTTGGTCAATTTGATCATCTACCGTCTTGATGGTCTTTCGATACTTATCAACTTCCATTTGCGGTTTTAGCATGGCCTTTTTAAAAGCCTTCTTATCTCGGGTAGCCTGCTCAAGCTTGGCTTCCATTTCATCAAGCGTCATGCCCACAGTTTCTTTTTTAATCATTCTCATCGTCCTCCTCATCAGCAATGACGCCACTTTCGATTAAGTCTTCCTTGGTGGGGGCATCATCGCGCCAGCCTTCTGCAGCTTCTTCTTGGTCAATTAACCAGCTATCGTAACCGTTCATTTGGCCCACCTCCGTGTCAAACGTTGTCTTAGTGACTGTTTCGGGGTAAAATAGAACTCGAAAATAAAATTATTAAGCGTCTTAGCTGCACGGGTACTCCCAATACTCGAGCAGCTTTTTTCGTACTCAAATTTAGACTTTAGCGATACTTTGCGTACTTCCAATTCGTTCAACCTCCTTAAACGTGTTAAAAAGACTATCTAACTCCTGAATCGTGATCTGTTTGTAAAGCACGTTTCCAATCCGGAATGTAAATTTCATTGTCTTCATCTCCTTAAATGCCAAACCAACTAGCAACTTCATGACGCTTGAACCACAATGCAGTTAACGCGCAGCCTACTATTGCTCCTTCAATCATTGCTATTTCCTCCTAGCCATTTTCTTGATTGACCTTATCGATTACTTCCTGCAATTTATCCATTGGGATGCCGGCATACTCAGCTTTCTTAGCCAAATCAGTTATCTCGGCGCTAATTTCTTCTGCATATTCACGTGGATAACGTTCAATAACTAGCTGCTGCGCTGGTGTCCGATCTCTCGGCTTGACTGTAATAGCTTCTTCAAACTCAACCTCAATTCTTTCTCGCTCACGCTGTTCCTTTTTCTGTTTCATCAAAGCCGAGAACATATCACCTTGTAGCTGACGATCATTCTGGAATGACAGCACTCCGAAATTCTCACGAGCACCAGAATAGCTAAGCCAAAAATCGTTAATTACATTTGCTAACGACTTCCTGATTTGTGGATCAGTACTTCTTGATCCACTCTTCAACCGGGACAATTGTCCGGGAGAAACATGCGTCCTATCTGCAATCTGCTGCTGTGTTAGTGTTTTATTTTTGCCTAATGCCAATGACAATTGCTCTGCAAACTTGTTCTTCATACCTACACCTCTGTATTTTGGAAAGGGCTTTATATAGCCTTTCCATGTAATTCACTTATAATTTAAATTAATCGGGATGATCTAATAGGTAATCGATCATCTCAGCTGCTGGAATCTGCCAGCCGTTATGGGTATTCACATAATCAATGAAGCCACCCTGTTCAATGTCCAAATCATGACGATGCTTGGTTAAATATCGTGAGGCTCGTTCGGTTGATTTAGTTCCGTATTTATACTTGGCCAAATCTTTAAGCTTCCAAGTACGAATACCACGTTGTGCTTGCTTCCAGGCTTGGAACTTCTCGTATTCTTCTTCGCTAATGAATTGGAATCCCTTTGGAGCCTCATGCCGAATCAATATCGTATCTGACATGTTCGCACCTCCTAATATGAAACTGACATAAGTTGGCTAGCTTGCTCGTTATACTCGGCCGTTACTGCTCGAAATTCAGCATCTAGTGCTTTATCGCTTAGTGCCTCAAACATTACTCTTGGTGTTTCTGGTTTAACCTTTGCTAGTGCATTTATTAATGTAGTTCGTGATAGATGTGTCATTTTGTTTCCTCCGTTCTTTGAAAATTAAATATTTGCTTTTAGTAACTCGAATATTCGACGCGCTTCATCAATGTTGCTCTCGTTAATTTGATAAACATTAGACACACCTAAATGGAACCTTTGGACCATTTCGTGCAACTTCTCTTGCATAACTTCCATTACTCGGTCACCTCCACTGATAATTCATCTGTGGAAACTCCCAATGCACGGGCAAGCTTTTTCGCCGTCTCGTATGTCAAATTAGTACCTGACTCAATTGCGCTGATCGTCGTTTGCGGTACTCCACTTTTATCAGCTAGTGCTGATTGGCTGAGTCCCAGTTTCTGCCGCAATTCTCGAATCCTTAATGTGTAAGTCATTTGGTATCTCCTTTCCAGCCACTAATATATTGGTAACCTGGCCATATAATAACTAATATATCGTTACATGTCAACAATATATTAGTAAATATTTTTGTTATTTACTTTAGAATGAACTTAACAATATATCGTTAGGAGCTCATAACATGAAAACCGATGGAGAATTTGTTTCCGAACATTTAATGGAATTAATAACTCAACAGAACTTAACTATTAATCGTGTTGCAACATTAGCTGGGCTGAACCAGTCGACTGTAAACGCGATGTTTGAAGGGAGAAGTAAGCGTCCAACAATTACTACAATCCGTAAGGTATGTGGCACCCTCGGTATCAGCGTCCACGACTTCTTCGACTTTCCGCCTTACAACGAGGTGGAAAAATAATTTCTATAGACTTCTCACTTAAAAAGGTGGTAAAAAAATGTTAACAGCTACGATTCATTTTTTAGATGGTGAAACACTAACGCTAAACGTCAATGACTTTGTTTGGGGTATTCGCACTGCGCCAATTAATGATCGGCCTAAGAAAGTTTCTAAAAAGAACTGGGAAAAGATAACGTACGATTTTCCTAACAAAGACGAAATTAATGGTCCGTTTGAACTGAACGAACATATTAAGCTAGGATTAGTGCCAAGTATCACCAAACTTCTAAACAACTACACTTTCTTTTTCACTGATGATGACCCTGGCACCGTGTTTGCCAGCTCCAAAGTGGTAAAGATTGTCAGTCATTAACGTTTAATCCGAAGAGTTGCTATTTACGGTAGCAGCTCTTTTACTTTTCATTGGCTTCATTTTGGCATTCCCGATTCTATTCATATTGTTTAACTTTTGCTTGTAAAAAAACGTTAACACTAACTCCTAAAGCGTTAGCTGCTAAAAAAGCTTTTTCCAAAGTCAATTTGTTAGTCCCATATTCAATGTTTGCCAAAGCCTGTCCTGAACGCAAATTCATGGAATGCCCTAATTCTGAGAGAGTTAAATGTTTCTTCTTCCGAATATCTCTGAGAACTAAATTGGCGTCTTTTTTTACAACCGGAACATTCATTAATATCACCTCGTTACACTTTATGTTTAACTTACAGTCTTTATAATACTACACGCTAAGTGTAAGTCAACACTTTTCCTACACTTTTTGTTTATTTTCCTAAATATTATGTTTAACTATTATATAATCTACTCAAAGAGGTGAAGTAAATGTCTGAATTAAGCAATAAGCTTACTAATTTACGTGAACAAAAAGGATGGACTAAAACTTATGTTGCAAAAAAGCTTGGCATATCCAACCTCGGAACCTACGCAAATTATGAATATGGTACACGTGAACCTGATCTTCAAATGTTGACAAAAATTTCAGATATTTATGGTGTAACCACGGACTATCTTTTAGGTAATAACAAGACCCCCAAATGGGCAACCAAGAAAGATACTATTGACCTGAAGGACTTCCTTGAAGCAAATGAAGGCTCAATGACCTATGGGGGTGAAGATCTTACTGAAGAAGAAAAACAACAAGTGCGTGTGGCAATGGCAACAATATTCTGGAAACGCCACAAGCATGATTAGGAGTTGTACTTATGGATAGAGTAAAAGATGTTGTTAAAGCTATTGTCAATCGTTATCACACAGCGGACCCGTTTGTAATTGCGGAAAAGCTTAACATACAAGTGGAATGGTGTGATTTTGGGGCAATGCCTCTGGGTAAAAATGCTTATGACAACCAAGAGCCTATCATACTACTCAATAATTCTATTAAACACACGCCTACACAGTATTTCATACTCGGCCATGAGCTGGGACACGTTATATTTCATGAGGGGCTGATTGGGTACTACACTTCCGTTAAACATGGACATTCTAAGTTTGAACGTGAAGCTGATGAATTTTCAGTTGGATTGATGGGAATGCTTTTTATTGAGGAAAATGGCCATATTCCCTATTCATACAGAGAACTGTCCTATCAATACGGGGTACCATTCGACGGAGATTAATATCAATTAATTTGGAGGAATTTTCATGTCACTAGGTGACTTATTCAGAATAAGCGAATTTAAAAATACTATTCAAAAATCAAAAGTGGAAATTGTTCAATTAGAGGAAACCATTGATAAGCTGAAAAAACAGAACGACATTAAGCTATCATTACAGCAAATGAAGCCTGAACAACTTGACCAACTCATTAATTCTAAACGCAAAACACTTGATGAATTAGACAAACAGATTGATCTCGCTGACAAAAAGCGTATCAATGCACTATCTGAAATTGAGAAACAGTCTGACATGCTTAACGAAATAAAAGCCGACATTAGTGACCTTTCTCCTGATTTAGAAATGAGTTCATATGGCCTGTATCAACCGCAATATGACTTTTCTGATTCCTTAGGCTATAAGGACAGATTGCAAGAAATCCGTGAGCAACAAAAGAATCTAATCAAAAATAAAGCTGCTTGTATTTTTAACAATCATTGGCAAGTCAACGGAAGCATAGTACAAGGAAGAAAGATGAATCGTAATAATATAAAGGCCATCCTTCGTAGCTTTAATAACGAATGTACAGATGCTATCAACAAAGTATCATATTCAAATTTTGATCGCATCAAAACAAGGATCATTCGCTCATTCAATCAGCACAATAAAATGTATGAAGTTGTTGAAATCAGCATGGTCAACAATTACTTACAGCTCAAATTGAAAGAACTTCATCTAGCTTTTGAGTACCGACAAAAAGTTCAAGAAGAAAAAGATAAGCTTCGTGAACAGCGAGCACGGGAAAAAGAAGAAAAAGCTTTGCAACGGGAAATTAAAGCTCAACAAAAAATGCTTAATAAACAGATCGATCATTACTCAAAAGCAATTCAAGAACTTCAAGAAAGACAAACTGAAGATCCTCGCAACGAGGGATTAATAGCCGAAATTGAAAAATTAAAGCAAAAACTAACACAATATGAAGATAAAAAGGCAGCGGTGGATTATCGAGAAGAAAACGCAACCGCCGGATATGTTTATATCATCTCTAATGTTGGGTCGTTTGGTAAAAATGTCTTCAAAATTGGTGTAACCCGCCGCTTAGATCCAATGGATCGTATCAACGAGCTCGGAAGTGCTTCGGTTCCATTTAAATTTGACGTACATGCATTAATATTTAGCGAAAACGCATACCAATTAGAATCTGAACTACACCAGCGTTTTTCACAAAAGCGTGTCAATATGGTGAACAACCGTAAAGAGTATTTTCACATTTCTATAAACGAAATTGAAGATGAATTAAAAAAATACAGCAATTTGACTGTAGATTTCAAAGAAGCTCCTGAGGCCGAAGAGTATCGAGAGAGTTTGGCTATTAGCACAGAATCAAAGCAATAATGTTATTGAAATTGGATTTGGGGAATGAATTATATTGGAGGAAACATCAATGAAAAAATACAGTGTTTTATTACTAGCTGGAATGACCGCATTGTCGCTCACCGCATGCGGAAATAATAATAGTTCTAAAACTAATTCCGTTAATAGCTCCAAGGCAGAAAAAGTTTCATCAACAAAATCGACTGATCCGTCAAATGACAAATGGACGTTTAAAGATAATGTTTTCTCAGCCGGAATTGAAACTTATAAATTTACGAAATCGGAAATCCGTGATGGCAGCGAAGACGGAACTAAAATTTTAGTTCTCTATTGTGACGTTACTAACAACTCTAAAAAGGAACAGGATCCTTCAAATATCTATACTGTAGTAAATGCTTATCAAAAAACAGATACAGCAAACAAACAACTTTTGCCCGGCACACCCAAATATGACGATAACGGTAATAATCCAATACAAAAATACGAAGATGGCCTAAATGATAAATTGTTGCCAGGGAAAACAACGCAGGCGGCGGTTATGTTCAAGTTAGAGAACAAAAATGATGTAACGGTCAAATTCAATAACGCCAATTTCCAAACTATTGGGACAAAAACATATTCTGTAAATTAAAATATTGGCTTGATTCTAACCGTAATAAACCATGTAAAGACTGGAGAATTTGTTATGAAAAAGATGAGCATTGGTTTTGTAGCCATTATAGCTATAATTTTCACACTGGCTGGTTGTGGAAACAAAAAGCCTGATTATACTGCTTCAACAGCAGAATCAGCATTAAATGCTAATAAAGATATTGAGGGAAAAACCGTTCAATTCAAGGTCAATAAAGTTGTTCCAAATAGCGCATTTGGTTATAACCTTGAAACTGGCAAGCACTTGAATTTCGTAAGTTATGAAAATCCCAAGGTGAATAAAGGTGAAACAGTTACGGTAAAAGTTAAGAAGGCTAGCTCATCTGTGGGTTCTTGGGTTATATCATACACAAATCTCAAAAAAGATTAACTGTAAATAATTGGCCCTTAGTTGGGCTTTCACGCGAGCGTAGTTCAACGGTAGAATGGTTCCTTTAATTCAAATATAGCCTACCTTCCAATGCAGGTTCGACTCCTGCCGCTCGCATAGAGATTCTTAACTCAATCAAACATAGGAGAATCACCAATGTTCAATTCTTTAACTTATTTTTTAAAAAGCCTGTCCTCTATTAAGTGGAGCACTGAGCTATTATTTGTGGCAATTATATCAGTATTAGTTGCATATTTTCTCTATAAAAAGCTTCATCACTAATTGATTACAAACGTGGGTGTAGTTCAACGGCAGAACGGCAACTTCTTATGGGATACCCTTCCCTTATTTCTTATTGCCATGCGGGTTCAACTCCTGCCACTCACATTGACCAGTCAGGATGTCATTAAAAGCTCAAACATTTATGTTTACTTACACAAACGGGGTCTATCAGAAAATATTGATTTGGAGGAATTATGACAGCGATTATTAATACAGTATTTTTAATTTCATTCATAGCTTTTCTGTATTTTATTGGACGGGGAACTTTAAAATTTTTAACAAATAAAGATACCAAACATTCTTTTAAGTACGGACTATTATCACTGCTTGTATCTCTTGTGTTTATGGTAATTGGTATAATATTTGACCCTGCCATAAAAAGTTCTTCAGAGAGCAATAATTATAATTCGGTAAATAGCGACTCTACTACAAGTAAAAAATCACCAGACTCAACGTCTCAAAGCCATTCTTCTAAATCATCTAGTTCTAAAAAGTATGATTTCAGCAAAGTTAAGCTTGGCATGACTAAATCACAGGTCACTGCTATCATGGGAAAGCCTACAGACGAGAACTCAAGCACGCTTATGTACGGATCTGATGACTTAGATTTTCAAAATGATAAATTATTTGATGGTTCTCCTGATGAAGTTCATAAAGCCGCTATAAAAAAAGATAAGACCGAAGCTAACGAATCTAGCAAGAAAAGAGTAAACGAAGGCCAACTCAAATCATTTGCTAAGGTTTTTGGGCAAAAAGACGTCGAAACTTTACAAAAATACGTTGGCTCTGCATATTCGTCTATAGAAACTTCACAGGGAATGGCTTATGGGTGGAAAACTGATTACGGTATGCTTTACAGATTAGATGATAGTAGCACCGGCATCACTCACGTATATAAAGATGGTCTTGGAGACTCTGGTACACAACTGTATGTCGGTCAGACCATCAAACAAAAACAACGTAGAAATTATTATTACTATAACTAGGAGGAAGATATGTCTATTATTCTCACATGGTTAATAATTATTATCGCTATTATGTACTGGATTTTAAATAAGTTCGTTAAATTCATGACAATGGGACATCTCAAACTAAAGGATTTAATTCGTGCAGGCCTTTGGTCAATGATTGGAATTTTCATCTGGAAAAAGTTACACCCAAATGAAGATATACCAGACCGTTTTAACTCAGAAATTAATAAGTATAAGGAACTTCTCGCACAGACACAGAAAAATCACGATAAGAATTAATATTGCTAGGGAATACTAAAAAGCTATGTCCAATAAGCTGATCGACATTAAAAGCTGTTAAAAGAGGAGGAACTTCAGCATGAAGACAAAGAATTTAGCGCTTACCAACGGAATCGTGGGATTAGTTGGCGGAATCATCTTATTATTTGGGGGCTGGTTTGTCGCTGGTGGCGCCCTAAGCGATGCGGCAACTGGATCAGCAACAAGCACATCAGGTACAGTGGCTCTGTTAAACATTTTAAAAATTGCCATTTTAGCATTAGGCATCATTGCATTAATTTATTATAAAGGCGATTCAAGAGTAAATACTGCACCAGGTGTTTTACTAATTGTCGGCGGCGCAATCGCACTTATTCCATTCTTAGGTTGGATTGGCGGAATTATCGCAATTATTGGTGGTTCTTTATATTTAGCTTCCCTAAAGAACTTTAATCAACCACAACAATAACACAATGCACTATTTTGAAGGATATACCTCAGGTGTCAAAGGCGTATTAGGTGCGAACTTTAACGTTACTTTCACCAATGGAACATTGAGTGGTAAAACTCAATCTGGTATGAAATAGCAATTTATAACTGGCCCTTGATTGGGCTTTCACGCGAGCGTAGTTCAACGGTAGAACAGTACTCCTTTGAATTGCTAACTAGATACTTTCAGATGCAGGTTCGACCCCTGCCGCTCGCATAGAGATTCTTAACTCAATCAAACACAGGAGAATCACCAATGTTCAATTCTTTAACTTATTTTTTAAAAAGCCTGTCCTCTATTAAGTGGAGCACTGAGCTATTATTTGTGGCAATTATATCAGCATTAATTGCATATTTTCTCTATAAAAAGCTTCATCACTAATTGATTACAAACGTGGGTGTAGTTCAACGGCAGAACGGCAACTTCTTATGGGATACCCTTCCTTTATTTCTTATTGCCATGCGGGTTCAACTCCTGCCACTCACATTGACCAGTCAGGATGTCATTAAAAGCTAGGAGTTGGGACTACTTATAATTCGGGGAATTATTGTTATTGGGGAATAACATATTTTGGAGGGATTACTTTGGATATGTTTTTTACATTTATGTTTCTTGTATCTTTAATTGCGTTAGCTTACTTTTCAATTCGTGGGGGAATTCATCATTTCACAAAAACAGGTGTTAATCGTCCATACAAAAAATACACCTTAATCTCAGTAGGACTAACAATCCTATTCTTAGCATTAACGGTTTGGGCCGCCCCTTCTGGCACAGCAAGATCGAGTACATCACAGTCAGATACAGCCTCAAGTAGCAAAGCAAAGAAAAGTTCAGCAAAAGATGCATCGAAAAGAAAGGCTAGTATCAGTAAAGCTAACTCTATTAAGGAGAAGGAGTCATCTGAAAGCGCCCTATCAAGTAGCAAAGAAGAATCTGAAAGTATTGCTGCCTCCAAGTCTGAATCCAAAGAGAATTCAGAGAGTATGGCTAGTTCTGAATCCGAATCAAGCAAAAAGCAGTCTGAGGCAGAAAGCTCTTCAATAGCTAAAGCCAGTTCAGAATCATTAGTTGCTAGCTCGTCATCAGCTAAAAAAGCGAGCGAAACAAGTAAAACAGACAATGCTTCCTATACACAAAATGGTGGTTGGACTACTGCTGCTTCTGGTATGGTTTTTGTATCAGACTCCAATAAGTACTACACCAGCGTTAAAAATCCAGGTAATTACCAATATATGACCCAGAGTGCTGCTGATAATTCTGGTGCCAAGCCAGCACCACGGGGCAATCAATACGCAAGACCATAACAGGTCCAAGCCCTCATCGGGGCTTTCACGCGAGCGTAGTTCAACGGTAGAACGGTGCTCCTTTGAATTGCTAACTAGATACTAACAGATGCAGGTTCGACTCCTGCCACTCGCATTGACCAGTCAGGATGTCATGAAAAGCTAAGGGTCGGGATTACTTATAATTTATTTCTCATTACTGAGGAATAAATTATTATTACTACAACTAAGAGGTGGACAAAATGGGATTGTTGAAACGAAAACCAGAATTCATCATTACTGGTCAAACCCCAGACGACTATGTTCCAATTGGAATTGTCACAGGAATTGCTAATGCAGGAACATTAGGTAAAGGCGAGATTAGATCAGCAATAGAAAAAGCCCAAAAAGATTTGTGGTCAGAAGCTATTAAACTTGGCGGTACGGCAATCTCTAACTATCGTATTTCCCGAGCTCCCAGTGGTAACGCATCGCTATCTGCACAAAGTATCATAGTTTACGGCGACGCAATTAAAAAAGTATAACAGCAACCCCATATTGGGCTTTCACGCGAGTGTAGTTCAACGGTAGAACAATTATTTGCACACTTCTCATAGGTCTCACATCCTATATTGATGTAGGTTCGACTCCTGCCGCTCGCATTGTAACAAATAACCCATACTACCGCTTACTTTAGTACCTACATCACGTGGGCGTAATTCAATGGTAGAATAACGATTTCAGCCCTTCTCTCTCGTTTGAAATTGTTATGTAGGTTCAATCCCTGCCACCCACTTTTAAAAGAAAGAAGGTAAGATTATGGATAAAGATATGTCGAAATATGAACTCATAGATAACATTACTAATGACTTAACCTCTTTTATTAATCTGTATGCTTTCGTTTATCTTACAAAAGATAGCTACTCAAGGAAAGAATGTGGCCGCATAATCCAAGGAATGGAAAGAGATATGGTTGATCGTCTTAAGCAAAAATAATTGTAGGTACATTCTAATTAACTGTTGAGCCGACCAAAACCCATTGTTGGCTCTTATGCGAGTGTAGTTTAGTGGTAAAACAACAGCCTTCCAAGCTGTAGTCGCGGGTTCGATTCCCGTCACTCGCTTTGTAAAATACTAATCACAAAATTCTGTAGGAGACTCAGTATGGACAATGAAAAATACCAAAAATTACATAGTTATCCCAAAGTTGTAAATCGCAAAAAGATTGACTGTGCTCCACAAGGGGACCAAAAAGTTATCAAAGGACATGCCGTTTTCAATCCTAGTGAAGAATTTACTGTCATACAAGCTAGAAAAGGGCACGCACGTAAAAATGATTTGTCATACGTGTTGATGCACAAAACTGGTATAATGCTTCGAATCGACCTAATTGGTGCAACCCACCATGGAACTCCCACCCCACATGTTCATATCTTTGATGACGATCACAATGAAGGGCTGGACGTAGTCCCCCTTGCAGATATTGCAAACTACGATTCAACGTTCGAAATTGTAACCTCACTAGCAACTTTTTTAAGGTATAATAATTTTGATCTTGCAGGTTTGACAATGTCACTATCGACTGTATAATTTTGTACACATATTTAAGTTGGAGGTGAAGTTACATGGATACCGAAAGATTGCTTGATAATTATACAAATTGGCTTCGTAAACAATATACTATTAAAAAAATAGATGAATATGATGAAATTACTACCCCTTTTGAAAATATGATTGGTGATAATATGAGAATCTATGTAACCTCCCTATCTAACAATCGTATTCGAATAAGTGACGATGGCACAATCTTAGAAGATTTGTATTTATACGGAATAGATACTCAATCGCCTGCTCGAAAAAAAATAATTGCCAGAATCAGAAAACGTTACGGCATTGATCAAATTGATGACGTTTTATGTATTTCTGGTTCAGCCAATAATTTTCCTGCAATGAAGCAAAATTTAATCTCCACAATGATACAAATAAATGACCTTGCCAGCACTAAAAAAGCAAACGTTGAAAGCCTATTTTACGAAGAAGTATATTCTTACCTACAAGAAAATGACTTTGGTGGTTTACCTAGGTATTCAATTGAGGGTAAAAGTGGTGTACCTTACACTATTGATTACACGATTCCAGAAAAAAAGAATCGACCGTCCCGAATGATTGATTTTCAGCAAAGAATAAATTTAAATGTAATTATGATTGATGCGTATAAGTTTTTAGATATACGTACCAGTAATGCTCACCAAATGAGGCGCTCACCTAACTACTCCATCATCTTCAATGGCAATATAAGCCACGTTTCAGATAAGACCAAGAAGATTGCAGATGATGCTGATATTGCCTTAATTCCTTGGAATGATAAAGAAAAAATACTTCAATTGCGTTAACTCATATTCAAAATATATACCCCTTGTTGGGGTATATATTTTAAGTTAAAAAGAACATACGTTTGGCAATATTAACCTATTGTTATTTCCAGTTGGGAGGAATAAAACATGTCAGTAACCAAACTTAATAATGGTAAATGGCAAGCCCGTGTCTCTTATAAGGATGATGACGGTAACTATAAGTCGGTTACTCATTTAGAAAAGCGCAAAACTGACGCTGTTGAGTGGGAAACTAAAACTAAGAATGCTCTGCTGGAAGGTGCTGACTTATCACGTAGTACCGAGAGTCTAAAGCATTACTTTCTTGATTGGATCAGAATTTACAAAACTGACGGTGTATCGCGTCACACTCACGAGCTATATATGGGCAACTGGCGTCACGTCTCTGCATATTTTAAGGATAAACCTATGAGCGCAATTAAACGTCCAGATTACCAGAAGTTCCTGAATGAATTTGGCCGCAGTCATGGAATTGCCACATCTCACAAGCTTCATCAACAAGTACACACTGCAATCAAGGACGCCGTAGCTGATGGTATTCTAAAACGAGACTTTGCTTACAAAGCACATGTCACTGGACGCCCTCCTAAGCCCGTAGAGGAAAAGTATTTGACGCTGTCCAATTATAAGAAACTGCGTAAATACCTCATTAAAACGGCTGATTATGATCACATGACTATGCTGATGATGCTGTTTCAATTAGAAACTGGAACCAGGTTCGAGGAAGCTGCTGGTCTGACGTGGGATAATTTGGATTTGAATAATGGAATAGTTCACATTAAACAGCAGTGGGATGCCCGTAGACAGACTTTTCGTCCAACTAAGGGAAATGGACAGGCCGATGGAGATATAACCATAGGACCCGCCTACTGTCGTTTTATGAGGAGCTATCGTAGCACGCAGAAAGATTATTTAGAGTTGCACGAAATGAATAATCCTAAGAACCTCGTATTTTGGTCCAAACTAGGAAAAATAGTGGGCAATGGGAATGCAAACGAAGAGCTAGGACGTATTTGTAACCGTCTAAAGATCAACAAAGTTACAACACACGCCATGAGGCACACACACGCTTCGATTCTTATCCTAAATCATGAGTCCCTTCCCTATGTTCAACATCGCCTTCGACATCAAAAACTAGAAACGACCGTTAACACCTACGTCCATCTTATTGAAGAAGAAAACGGCGTGTCAGATAAGAAGGCTACCGAGCTAATGGACGAAGGATTTTAAAAATGATAATTTTATGATTGCTGTAGTCCTTGTGCCGCAAGGGATTACAAAATCATTTGTTAATTTTTCTTCCAAAAACTGCTATATTTTGGCTACTTTTTTCGTTTTTGGAAGAATCGTGGAAGAACATATCGTGTTTGAGTAGTTTTCGAGTGTAAAACAAAAGCACCAAAACGCCTTTATATCAGCGTTTTAGTGCTTTGTCGTTTCTCTATATTTGTCGCCTTATCACCCGCACGGGGATCGAACCCGTAACTCCGCCTTGAGAGGGCGACGTCTTAACCAATTTGACCAGCGGGCACAAATTCATTTATTATCTTACCGAATGATAAGCGGCTTGTCAAATATAATTAAGATTTTTGCCACCTAAAAATCGTCACAACAACTAAACCAACGAATAAGAGCAAACAGTAGGCCACACTACACCAAAAAACGAAAGTCAATAATTGGGGTAACAAAAAGCTGCGCATAACTGCTAATCCGATGGCCGTGACCGCCCATACGATCAATTGTTGTCGCAGATGATCGAATAAATGATCTAATTCTGACTTCGACAT